GACCGAGGACGTTAAGCCAGAAGTCGAGGCTGCACCCGCAGCCGAAGAGGCGGTTGAAGCCAAGCCTGAGACGCCGGAAGTTCCGGCTGACCATGGCACGGCTGAGGCCAAAACCGGCGAGAGCGAGGTGAGAGCATCGGCTGAATCGGGCGACGGCTCCGATGATGTGGACTCTTCACCACCGGGTCACCGTGTCCCGTATAAGCGGTTTAAGAACATACTCGAAGCGCGCAACAAGTACCGAGGCGAAGCCGAGAACGCTTCTGCGCAGGTCGAGTCGTTCAAGCAGCAGGTAGAGTCCATGCGCAACGAAGTTGCGATGATGAGGAACCTGCAACACGCCAAGCCGGCAGAGAGTGAAGTAGAGGTCTCCGACGAACTAGATAGGCTACTGAATGGCACCCCTGACCTTCCGAAAGAAGTGAAGGACAAGATTTCCATGATGGAGGCCCGCCTGCACCAGCAGGAGGTCCACGCCGAACGTGTTCGTCTCCGGCAAGAGGTCGCCGATGTCACTGGCAACTATGACAAGAACCTCACTACAGACCTTCAGCAAGTTCTCTACAGTGCCGTACAACGTGACCCAAACGTCGACTTAGGTCGAGTGGCAGAGCAGTACACGACATGGCTCGCAAAGCGCGAGGAAGACGCCATAGCCCGGTATCTTGAGAAAGACCATGGTGCATCCGTAGAGGAGGCCGAGGCTCAAGTTGCTGGTGTCCCGTCACGCCCAAAGCGTGCGGGCACTGGGGCGTCAAGTGTTGCTCGAACCGCCGACAAGAAGACGTATGGGACCATCAAAGAGGGCACCGAAGCCCTCTTCAACGCCGTCAAGAACGGCGATATCAACCTCTTTGGTTAGGGAGTAAGAGAAAATGGCACACGGACCACCCACCACAGTTTTGCAGCTAGACGCTGTACTGAAGGACTACTACATCGGGCCGCTCCAGGAGCAGCTCAATAACGAAGTCATGATTCTCGACATGTTCGAGAAGGCCAAGATTTCCTGGGCAGGCAAGCAGGGCGTCGTGCCGCTGCATGTCGGTCGTAACAGCACTGTCGACTTCAAGTCCGAGAGCGCCGACCTTCCCGCCGCAGGCGCACAGGTCACTAAGCGCATGACCTTCCAGGCCGCCTACCTCTATGGCCGCTTCGAGGTCACTGGCCCGGCGATTGCCGCCGCAGCCAAGGGTGGCACGGCGAGCTTCATCGGGGCACTTGAGCTTGAGATGGATAAGCTCAAGGACGATATCCGCATTCAGGCCGACCGGGCCATGACGAGCGGCGGTCGCGTTGTCGGGTTCCTCAATGAGCACAAGGCCGTTGTCGGCGCTGGGAACTGGGATTTCCGGGGTGACTTCGCGAAGATTGCCGCCGCCAGGACCACGAAGGGAGGCAGCATCGACATCGCCGTTGTTGACTGCACCAACAACACGTTGACAGGCGACGCGGGGGAGGTGTGCTACGAGTTCATCTCAACGACGGCGAGCATCGACACCACGAATGTCGGGTTCAACGCCTCGGCTGGAACCATCCACCTCACCGGGTCCCTGGACACGACTGGTGTTGCTGACGGGTATGGGTGCGCGCTGGTGATCAGCGACACCAGCAGCACGGACCTGAACGCAGTTCTCGACAATCAGCCGACCGGCATCTACGGCAACCTCGGCTACGTCGATCTTTTCGGCGTCGATCGCGGCTCGGCTGAGGGCACAGCTCAGTCGCTTCAGTCCGTGATTTACAACACGGATGCGGACAACGACGGGGCCGGGGCCGATGAGGCGATGTCGCTGACGCGGATTCAGGAGGTCATCGACTCCATCAACATCACGAGTGGGATGGAGCCGGATGTGATTCTCATGAATCCGATCGATCGGGCGAAGTACATGGCCCTGCTCACCGTCAGTATTCAGATGAACTCCCAGGCCACCGCGACGAAGGGCGACGGCGGCTTTACGGGCATCTCCTACGCCGGTATCCCCATCAAGGTCGCGCGCAACGTGGACCGGGGGCTCATGCTCTTCCTCAACACGAAGTGCTGGAAGCTCGCGGTCCTCGAAGATGGCAAGTTTGCCGACCTCGACGGCTCCGTGCTCTCGCGCGTTAACAACCATGATAGCTGGGAGGGCTTCTACAAGTGGTACTACAACCACTACTGCTACCGTCCCAACGCTAACGGCGTCCTCACTGGCATCTCCCGCTAGGTTTAGCATGACTGTTCTCCACGACATCCTACTCCTCCTACTACTTGCGGGTGGGGTGTTTGTGGAGATACAGTTGGCTAGGTTTCTAGCCACGCTGAGGCGGGTGAAGGAAGTGGAATCTGACCACCTCCTGAACCCCGCCTCGGTTGACCCCACTCCTTCTGAGATGTTTGAGGTGTTGTATGGATCCGGCAACGATTAGCCTGATTAGCGCGGGATTGGGATTGATTCCGGGTCTTGCGGACCTGTTCACCCCCGACCCCTACCAACCAATCCAGACCGGCCCTCGACCGGGCGGACCTCAGCGCCCGCAGTTAGGCATGCGCCAGCAGTCAAGCGGGCCAAGCCCACTACTGGGCGGTGCCCTCGACCTCGCGCTGGCAGGCCTTAACTACGGCATGCAGCCAAACGTAGACTCTGGCCTGCTCTCACCCCGGCAGTACGCTGCCCAACAGGCGCTAATGAGGCCCGGCGGAGTGGACCTCGGCAAGCCGCTCTCATCCCTTGAGCCAAAGGGTCTCTCGTTTATGGGCCAGACACCTTCGTACTACGGTTCGCGGACGGCCGTCCCGGCCTTCGCCCCCTTGACCGGCGAGCAGTTGTTAGAGCAGCAAAGGGAGTACAACCGAGCCGATGGCCTTGGCTCTGGGTTCCGATAGCATGCCAGAATATCCAGACAATATGGGGAGCCAGATTGAGGCTTCCCGCAGCGACAAGACTACCTACGGTCGCATGTGGGACCTCTGCACGATGTTCCTAGAGGGCCGGCAGTGGGTCAACTTTGACCGAGACCGCGCGTCCTACCTGATTAACCAGCGCGCTAGGCCTGACGGTAGTCAGCGCCAGACGGTTAACCTGCTGCTCAACATCTACCGGAACATCATGGCTCGGCTCACGCTGAGCTATCCGTCTATCGCGGTAGTCCCTGCCTCCCCCTCCAATGATGACATCATCAAGGCCAAAAGTTCAGAGATTGCTCTGCGCTACTACTGGACCAGAGAGGACGTGCAGGACAAGATTCACACCGCACTGCAATGGCTGCTAGTGACGGGCACCACCGCAATGCACACCTACTATGACGCTGATGATGACGTCATCCACAGTGAGCCCATTAGCCCCTACGACGTCTTCTTTGAGGACAAGGTCACCAACCCTCGCGACTCCCAGTGGGTGGCTATCCGCAGTTACCACATCAAGTCCGATGTCGAGGCGGCCTACCCCGGCAAATCAGAGGAGGTCGCGGCTGCCCAGACAGGCGCGCAGGATGACTCAGGGCTCGACTACGAGCTTCATACGGTCCCCGATGACCGCGTTGAGTTGATGGAGGTCTACTGGCGAGATGGCCGCCACGCCATCCTCGCAGGCAGCGTCTACCTCTACGAGGGCACATGGAAGACCAAGACCTTCCCGGTGCAGATTATCCGCTACACAGAGGTCCCTGGGCGCCTATGGGGCATTGGCCTGATGCAGCCCCTTCTGGACCTACAGCGCCTTTACAACGAGCAGCGCACCCAGGTGGTGCATAACGTCAAGCTCATGGGCAACCCCAAGTGGGCCATCCCTAAGACGGCAGGCGTCAACACCTCGGCGATGACTAACCGCCCAGGCGAGAAGATTTACTTCAACCCTGCCGGTGGCCCTCCCTCTCAGATTCAGCCAGTCCCGCTGCCTGGATATGTTTTGGACAGTATTACCCGGACGCAGGCAGAGATGCATGACGTGGCGGGTATCCATTCTGTGAGCCTTGGTAAGCGAGCGGTGGGTGTAAGCTCCGGCAAGGCCATGCAGGTCTTGACCGAGCGTGATACGTCACAACTCCAAGAGACTCAGACCAACGTGGAGCGCGCCATCCGAGAGATGGCCAAGGTTGTCCTTGAGTTGATGAAGGCCCACTACACTGAGGCCAAGATGGTTCGCATGCTCGACCAGACAGGCCGAGTGCTGTACCAAGCCATCAGCTCAGAGAACATCGTGGACAACCCAGAGGTGTTCATCGAGGCAGGCAGCGCCTTCCGATTCGACGCGCGCGACCGTGACCAGCACGTGATGGAGTTGTTCCAGGCTGGCCTGATTGACCCAGAGACAGCGATGCAGGAGATGTCATTCCGCACTGGCAACGCCTTTGTCACCGAGAGGGTGCAGGGAATGTCTCACGCCAAGAAGCTGCTTGAGGCGACTAAGCAGGGCTTCGAGATTGAAATCTTCCAGTCCGATGACATCAAGTCGATGCTCAAGGTCTTCGCTGACTTCGTACACTCTGACGACTTCTACGCCCTACCCGACGAGCGTCAGTTGTACATTCGCGATGTGGTGGTTGCCCTAAGCAACCCCGCAGCGTCTGGTGAGGAGTTCATGAAGGCGGAGTCGTTGCAGAAGGTGTTCCCGCGTCAGCAGGCAGGCCCAGGTGCCGCAGGAGCCATCATGGCCGCGCAGTCGCCAGAGACTCAGGGGCAGATGGCAGAGGAGTCTATCGGCATGGCTCAGCAGCAGGACGCTATGGAGGCAGCGCAGTCCAACACTGCGCGAGGCCAAGAGGCTCTCATTAGCCCGGTCTTCGGAGGTATTGGATGACACCCGCGCAAGTAGCCGCCAAGTTCCGCCAGTACATCGATGAGCCTGACCAGACGTTCGTGTCTGATGCCGACGTCGAGGTCTATTTGAGCGACGGGTACAGGGAGTTTCGCAACCTTGTGTGCGACATCAACCCGATGATTTACAACGAGATTGCCACCATCACCCTGTCCTCCGCGAGAACTCACGACCTCGCAGCGGTGGCCCCCAAGCTACTGGGCGCGTCTGCCGATCCACCGGGGCCGATGGTTAGGCTTAATGCTATCCGTCGCGTTGACACGGACGGCAACGTGACACAGCGCCTTGAGGCTGTCAGCAACCCGCAGTCGCTAGACGTTGTTCCGTCAAGCTACTACTTGGCCAACACGGTCTTACGGTTCAGTTCCAGTTTGACCGGGTCGTACAAGATTGACTACGTCCCAGACAAGGCTATTACATGGACAGGCGTCGCACCGACAGGGTTCCTCGACGACCTTACCTCGTTCCATGACCTCGTCGCGCTTCTTGCCTACCGGCAGTACGCCATCATTGACGGCGCGGAGAGTGAGCCGGTGCTGCGCCAAGCAGCGACGCGCATGAAGGAGTTCCAAGAGTACCTCCAGGCCAGAGCCTTTGACGGCTACGACTACGTTCAGTCCGTCTCCTGGCTCAGTTAATGGCCACCAAGGCTCAAGAGGTGCAGGTCCTCCGGGACGGGATCCAAGCGAACGCCCCAACACCCGGCTCGTTCGCTCTCAACATGCTGCACAGCAACAACTGCTGGCAGGTGCGAGAGGGCTTTGGGCAGGTCACTCAGTTCGATACTGAGATGTCCGCCATTCCACTTGGTAGCGGCGGGACAATATCTGGTGGGGAATGGGGGTTTACCAAGCATCTAGGGTCGCATGTAATCAAGACAGGCTTTGGAAGCCTTCAGATGCTGTCTGTTTTTCTGGCTAAGGTTCAGTCGTCGACTGCCGGAGGACCTGGGCTGGTTAGCTCTTACGCAGGCCTCAAAAACATTTACATTGTCAGTATATATGACCTCACCACTAACGAGCGCTTTGAGGTCCCGCTGTACCGGCACACCAGCCAGACTGCCGTAGCCTCAAGCTACCAGGACTCTGTGCCCACCACCCTAGGGGGCAGGGAGTCAATCGACGTTGCGTCATCTGGCCTGCAAGACCTGCTCCCGCAGTACCAGACATGCAAAGGGGAGTCCTACGAGGCGTGGGTCCAAGCAGAGGATGAGTTCTTTTATTTCAAAGAGTTCGCCGACATCCTCTACTTCGGCAACAAGTATACTGGCACATGGGCGTACTTGCCGTCGTCGTTCAATGGCACGCGCAAGACCTTCATAGACAAGTTCAACCTGCGCGACTACGCCCTGTCCTACGGCGAGTCGAGCATGATAACACCTGTGGTGCTTAGCCCTGGCATCAACACAGATGCCTACGCTTACTTCAGAACCGCAGACATGCCTAACGCTGTGGACATTGCAGTGGTGTCCGGGCGCATGGTTTACGCGGAGGGTAACACGGTCTTCTTCTCGGACCCGTTTTATCCCAACGCCATTGTAGGCGACAACTTCGTGCAGGTGCCTTCTGAAGAAGGCATTACAGCGGTGGCTGAGCACAACTCAAACCTGATGATATTTACAGCCAATGAGACATGGCTGTACCAGCCTTCCGTAGGTGACCTAGCTTCAGCCGGTAGGATTACCCGTGTGAGCGACACGGTGGGCTGCGTTGGGCCTAACGCAAAGTGCCGCATGGGGTCGGCTTTGGTATGGGTGGATACAAGCGGTGTGTACCAGACGACGAGCGGCCTCAACATGAGCCGCCTGTCGGACGATGTGCTTCCATTTTTCGAGAGGGAGGGGATGACCAATCCCCTCACGTCTTACTTTGTGGACCATGGCAAGGCAGATCCCTCAGCAAGGGAGCAGCCGACTACCACGCTGAGGTTCAAACCAGAGGGCGTGAAATGCACCTACGTTGCATCGATGAATATGCTCTCGATCTGCGTCCCAGACCTGAGCGGCGCCCTCGTATTGAGCAACGGAAAGTGGTCGTGGTGGACATTTGAGAGCATGGTTGCCCAGTCGGGCGGCTCTGCTGTTGTGGGCGTCAGCCAGAACCTGCCCGCACCGTGGGTGCTGAACTACCAAGACGACATCTTTGCTGTCGCAGGCCCAGACGTTCAGGCGCTGACTGACGAAGCCGTCAACCCTGTATCCGGCTCAGACATCAACTTCGACGTCACTTCGCGCTCGTTCTTCATTATGGAGTACGGCAGGGGCGGCTCGATTGACCGCAGTGTATCCGATGAGGATGACCGCAAGATAACAGGATACGGCGCGTACACGCCTGGAGCAGGAACAGGAGCCACTCCTCTCGGCGGCCTCTACCTGCACGACCCAATCAATGTGCCCGTTGGGTATGTGTTTCCGTCTGGAGTAACCACGGCCACCACCGATGACTATATCCTAGTTCTGTTCAGCATTGTGCTTAGTCAGTCCATGGATGTAGATACCATCGAGGTTGACCTCGCGTTTGACAACACTCACTGGAAACCAGTGTTTAACCATGCGACCAGCTCCACGGTAGATTTCCTACTTCCGACAGAGCGCTTAGCCAGCGCCGCAGGGTGGGCTACTAGTGGCAGCCACCTTGGCAAGGTCCAAGTTTTTTCCGACTCAGGAATGACTACAGCCGACCAGGACGGCAAGTTTCTTAAGGTTAAGTGGGACTATGTCTCCACGTCAGGGTACCAGCACGCTCCGCACATGAACCTTAACGTCCTCAGAGACAACCGGCTTATATACGTGCCCTTCAAAAGGATATCAGCAAAGGCTGACGAGAACACTAGCGGCATGGGCTGGTCATTACTCACCACCATGGGCACCACCCACTTCACCGTGGCTGATGGCGGCACAACCATACGACCTGGGGTCCACATTTTTAACAGGTGGTCCCTGTCCACAACATCGGTGCGCAAAGAGGACTCAGTTGCCCAGCCTGTGGACTGGGCCTACAAGTCCACCAACGTGGGCCTAGAGGGCGGAAACGAGCTTAAGATGCGAGGGCTCTGGGCAAACCTGCTGAGCCATGGCACAGGCACAGACAAACTCGACAGCGTCTGGCCCTACGGCACATTCAACACCCTAGTGGGAAGCGACCGTAAAGAGTGGATGACCCAGGTCATCGACGCCACCCCCGCGCAGGCTGCGGCAGAACAGGTAGTCGGAACCAACACACTCCGCACTAGGGTCCAAAAGGCTGACGGAGCTTTGGCCGACAAGGTGTTTCAGTCTGGCGGGACTGGCATTGTATGGGCCAACAAGGACGCGGCTGGCTCGGCAACAGCTGATGGCACCGTATTGATTGGCGATGAAGACACCAGCGATATCGCCGTCAGCATGTCTGTTAAGGGGCAAAGCTTTAGTGTGATGAACTTCGGGTTCATCATGAATCGAGCCGAAAAGCTCTGGCTTGAAGGCGTCAAGGCAGTGTTCCGAGTGGTTGGCGGTCGCCGTAGAAGGGGTCGCTAATGCCCAACTACGGCATCTACAGCAAGCTCCTGAAGTTTGACCGCTCCCCAGAAGAGGCCAACGACGCAGCGCACGATCAGGCCATTGAGGAGGCTGTCGCAGGCCTAGAGGTGCTGCCCAAAGGCAGCATCCTTAAAGAGAATAAGAACATAACCAACACGTGGACACTCGGCGGTGGCGTTTACCCATCGTTCACACATGACGCCAAAGAGAACGTCATCAGGGGAGTCGCAGCGAACTCAATCATAGCGAGGAGATGCCAGTTCAACGCACACGCATCCGTGTTTGGCGTGACGTTTACTGACTCCATGGAGCTTGATGCCACGGAGCTTGTTCGCATCGGCCCAGGCGCTGCCGTTAGCTTTGTGAACTGCATCTTCCGGAGAAGCCCCGAAAGCACCAGCAGCCTTGTGTATGTGTCCAACCAGGGTGCCGGTCTTGTAGACCCTGCGGTTGCGTTTGTCGGCTGCACTTTTATCAACGGCGGCACCACTACCATCGACAATCAGACGGGCGTTGCCACTAAGGTTCAGGCTATCGGATGTGTAAACCTCACACCAAATGTTAGCCTTGGGTCGATCACGGAGACAGGGACGGTTAAGGTCACATGACTTGGCGCAAGAACCCAAGAACACTCACTAAGGAGCAGTTCTCAACCGGCACGACCATTGATGGTGACCGGATTGACAACGCCTTGGATGACGTCGTTGAGCGAGTCAACAACATCCCCTATGGCGACTTGCGTAAGCGCTGGGTGCCAACCACTTACGTGGCCGGGTGGTCTCCACAGTCCCCTGCCTGCATTAGCAGCGCGACACCCGAGCCTACCTCTGGGTCAAACGCATCACAGAGCGGCGGCGTTTATGGCACACACCACTGGCCGTGGCTTAGGGTTTTGAATGACCACCTCAACGTTGCCGAAGGAACTGAGGGCTCTCTTCTTAGCCACGACACTAAGACCACAAACAGGTATAGGCTGAAGGGCGTGTCTGTTCCGGGGATACACCCGTTTGGCTTCGCGGAGATTACTGGATCTGTGTACACCCCAGGCGCCACCCCCCGCGACCAGCAGTTTGCGTGGACGCGCTCATGGTTTATTGAAAACCCATCCATATTGGACGCCATAGACCTGATACTAGAGGTAGATCACTCTGCGCTCAGTGGCGCTTCTGAGGTGTTTGAGAACAACTTCGAATTTGCAGCAAACAATCAGCCCGAAGGGTACCCGGACATTAACTCTAGGGACCTTGTTGTGACCGCATCTGTCGACAGTGAGTTCGCCCGAGAGGACCGGAACATGGCAGATATTGAGGTCCTCAGGAAAGGCTTTGTAGTCAAGCAAGATGCATTTAGCGCGCTGGCACTGCCAAAGGATTCAGGCACTTCGCCTGGGTACGCAGAGATGACGCCAGCCACATCCAATGTTGGCGGCAGCAAGGCTCCAGCAAGCACGGTCCAAGGGATTCACCTGAAGCTTAGGGATCTAAACATACCCATCCATCAGAACGCTCGGTTTCGCGTGTCCTGCGTTATACCCTCGTATGTCAGCATTATTAATACAGTTACACGAACAAGCGGGTGGAACCCCAATAACTTCAGCGCAAAGTACCCGTGGATGCAGCAGAAAATACACATGGCCGTCACCATGCTTGAGGAGGTGACGCATGGCTAAGATTACGCGCAAGAAACTATCTCGCGGAGCTAAGCTCACGCCCGAACACGTGTACCCACCGCTGGCCTCAGCGGCCTCACAACTTACAAGCATCGCCATCGAGAAGGAGCAGATGCAGGCGCCCATGGCGCCGTTCAGGGTCAACCTAACCCTCCCGTATTTAGCCAGCGACTCTCTGCCATCGGGCACGATTACAATGCCTTTTGTCCTGCCGCCAGCCCAGGACTTCTTCTTGACTGCGGCCAACGCCGCAGGGGGCAAGGACCCTATATACGCGGGCGACCTCCCAGTGCTAAAGCTCAAGTCAGCGTCTTTCTCTTTCGACCAGCGCGCTGAACCAGCCGCTGTAGCCAGTCAGTTTTGGACCAAGAGTGGCACTTCAGACACGGGTAAGTATGGCTACTCATCCGAGCAAGGCAAGGTCAGCTACGAAGACGTTACTCGCCTAGACATCAGGCTATCTCTGCATGAAAAAACCCAAGAGTATTTTGGCGACGCCTACCCTTACAACCTTGAAAGGGAACTGTGGTCTACCGTTATACCCGCAGCGGAGGGTTATGCTGGTGTATCCCTTAGGGCCAACCCGTTCATACAGTCTGATTTAGACATAGCCGTGGACCCGTTTAAGTCCTTTATCCTCACGGTGTCATGCCCCGGATTGGACGATACGGACGGGAGGAACCTTGCACTGCCATCGATCGAGGTCTCCCTGAAGTTTGTGTGCGAGCTTATGCCTAGGGACACGGGGCAGACAGCGGTGCAAAACATCCCTGCCGATGGCGGCAGCGGCGCAGGCAAGTACGGAGCCAAGACGGCTCCCAGTGTGACGATTAACACGCCTGCACACACCACCGACATTGAGGCAGACTCAAATGATGGTGTTAACTACAACATCGACACGCTTGATGAGCAGTTCAGGGACAAGCTTGAGGGTGGGTATAATAGGTTCGCAGATGTGCCCCCCACGGAGGTGATTGCAGACGATGCAGCCTACGAAGTCATCGCTGTGCCGCTGTACCAGAACATGGCGCATGGTGGGCTCTCAGCCTCCCCAACCTTCTACGCGACGTATCCGTACTTAGCATCACTAAGCAGTACAACCGTTACCGCAGTATCCAATACAGGTGCGTTTGACCGCCGAATCATACCCATACATCACTCGTACACCATCCAGCACGCTGTGCTGGCATGGAACTGGACGCCTTGGGACCTGCTTAACTGGCGTGGCTCTGGCAGTGCGCCAATAAGTTCAGGGCCATCGAGCGCAAGTGACCAGCAAAGGGCTAACATAGCGTGCCCGTCTCAAGATATCGGCCTTTCTGTCGGTGTTGGCATTGGCACGGGCTCTGGCGCAGACGGATTTAGTTACGACCAGGTGGCAGCGCTAACCATTACCAACCCGAACAACTACGATTCGTCAGCTCAAACACCCACCACCCCCAACACCAAGGGGTCTTGGGATACCAACCTGATTGACAGGATCACCACTACAGGCGACCCGCCGAGGGTCCTTGTTTGGGATGGCGCAGGCGGTGCGTTTGGACTTCGGAAGTGGAACTGGGAGCTTCACTCCATCCCTCTCGTTGGAAGCTCTGGCAAGGGGTACCACAGCCAAGGGAAAGAGGTTTTTGTCGGCCCTGGATGGACTAAGACAGCCTCTAGGAGCCAGCTAAACAGCGCTAACCCAGACACCGCTGGCGCTGAGCAGTGGATTGAGGTGAGAGCCAACCTGTACCGGACGTCAACCGGCGCTTTGCTAGACGCCCCTTACCAGTTTGACGTTGGCTCAACTGACATCAAAGATAAATCAAGCATCTTAGTGGGCTACGGCGGATGCTACGTGTACCTTATATGCAAGAAGCATCTCACCAAGTAGGAGAGCACCATGGCCAACGAGTTCACATACAACCTCGACCCCGCGCTTGAGGGCGACTTCCTCGGTCAGTACAGCAAGGGGCTCGGTGAGCTTACGGTGCAAGCGCCCCAACTCCTTCAGCGCTCCGCACAGCAGCAGCGTCAGGCATTAGAGCAGAGCCAGCGCGCGGGCCTTGCTTCTCTAGCGGAGGGTGCCGCACAGGCCCGCGCTGCCGCTATGGGCGGCGCCGGGCAGATGGCCGGTGGCGGCGGTCGAGCAGCGAGCATGCGCCAGGGTGGGTTGAGCTTCGGCAAGCGAGCCGCTGACTTCGCAGCAGAGGGCGCAATGCGTGCCGCAGGCCTAGAAAAAGACCTGCTTACCCAGCAGATGCAGATGAAGGGCGAGATGATCCCAGGAGCCCTCCTCGCCCAGTCGGAGGCCGCGATGGCCCCACGGGATGAGCTGACCAGCGTCATAAACACTGTCGGCATTATCGAGGAGAACAACTCTAGCTGGCTGGGCCTCGATGAAAAGGCCGCCGCGCGAGAGGTCAGTGCGATAATGAGCACGTACCCCCCTGGCAGCCCGGCGTACAACTACCTCAGCGCGAAGCTAGAGAGGTACAACATGAGCTTTCTTGAATCTACATTGGATACGTATGGACCAGCCGGCTTCGAAGTATAATGGGCCGCATCGTAATACCAAGATATCAGCGCCAACGCGCTCAGCTAAAGCAGCGACCGAAGGGTCGCGGCTACTTTGCCAATGGCTTCGGACCACAGGAGATGTCACTCATCTCCAAACTGACCGACCTCGCAGTGGCTGGCGGTGGTCAGATTGCCAGGGCTGTCCAGATTGGCAACCGGGAGGAGGAGCAGGCCAAGGCTCAGGCTGATTATGACCGCAAGATCCAGACTAACGCCGAGGAGCGCCGCGCTGCCGCTCAGGGCCTTGTTGACGCAACCGATATCGATGGTCAAGTGGAGGCCTTCTTCGCCCAGCAAGAGCCACCATCCGTTCGTGAGCGGCTCCCGTCCATGTCGAGCATGAACCTCCAGAGTGACCTCGTGCAGCCCCGACCAATGCAGAGGGGCGGTGGTGTGCTTGCGAAGCCAGGGCTTCTTGCCCCCGAAGACGTTACTAGGATGGAGGAGCAGCGGGGTCAGCTCGCAGGCGCCGACCGGAGCATGGACCTTAATGCCCCCGAAGCATATAGCGGGAACCCCATGGACATTGCGCTAAACGCGATGAACGTGGTCCGCAACGCAAAAAGGATGCACGAGGAGACAAGCCTTATCCGGCCCGTGCAGACTGCTCGTGACATCGAGACAATGCTGCACAACGCGCAGGCAGACCTAAGGCGCGCGGCCTCCCTTGCCGTTTCCACCGGAGACCTTCAGGCCCAGCAGGTCGCCATGCGCGGCATCGCTGAGATGGCTACCGCTACGCCGTTTTCACCGAACTACGGGGAGACCACGCAAGCTGAGCAGCTTCTTGCGCGCGCGGACCAGGGTGTTGACATGGCGATGACGCCCGAAGAGCGGGCTACGGCAATGGCAGCAATGCCCACGTTGCCAGCACCTCCCCCGGCTAGGCTCCAGTTTCAGAATCGTTTCTCCGCTGCTGACGAGTACGGCTCAATGCAGCGACGAGCCGCACGTG